AAGGTATGTTTTGCTTGCTGCACATAAGTTGACAGCACTGCAAACAGCAGTATAATTATTGACCATATTTTATCATTTACTGTACCCGTTTGTGCAATTATTATTGACCACATTTTATCATTCAGCTCACCCATCTGCACAATTCTTTAGGTACATGGTAGAACACGTCTACACAATCACGGCTGACCACATAGCGCTCTTGCCTGTATTCAGGCTTATATATCACTGACGAGCTGCACAGTACAATAGATTCTGTTTCACTGCAAATGATACAATAATAGAAAGGCCACTCAGCCCATTTCTTTTTACGCCCGAGAAAGCTAACGGCTTCAGGCTCATAGTTATCCTCACACGTCCACACGTGTCTTGTGCTGACCTCTACTTCCCACAGATATAGTTTGCCTTCATAATCGCTATAGAGGTCTATACCGTACTTATCTGGGTTGTGTACCATCGTGTGTCCTTTACTGCTCAGCCAATTAATAATAATATCCTTGCCCCAAGCATCCCACTTATTGTATTGTTCCCAATCAAACTTCATAGGTGTGCCTCCTTCCCGCTCTTAATGTTGTGACATTTGTGGCACATCGTCTGCAGGTTTGCCATATCAAATGGTTCACCACCCATACGAATAGGTGTGATGTGGTCAACGACTTGGCCAGGTGCATTGCATTCCACACAAAGTGGTTGCTGTCTTATATGTATAAGTCTAAGCTTACGCCATTGCGCTGTACCATATATCTTATTGCGTGCCACACGAGCCTTACTGCTCTTGTGGCTGCCTTGAAGCCAAGGTCTTTGCTTACGTATCGGTTTGTTAGGCATAAAGCTCACACGTTTGACATATGGGCTCTGAATCAATCAAAGCATAGTTGTCTGTTGATGCACCGCACTGTGCGCAGTATTCTGTGTCCGTTGTCCACGGGTTGCCATCATCAAGGTAGCTGTCAGGAAATGTCATAGCTTGTTGTTTTTAGTTGTTGTTGTGATTGTTTTATCTATGATGTACTTAGCGCGCTCACTCCATTCTGATGGGTTGTAGCGGTACTCAGTGAATCCAAAGTGGATGTAGAAATGGTTGTGTACTGTATCAGTATCAAGCTTAAAGGCTTCACCATCACGAGGCATCACAGGCTTCTTATGCTTAACCCTGTAGTCTTTATCGCAGGCTTTACATTGTGAGCGCCTGCCTTCCTTACCTCTAGCAAGCTTAGTGAAGTCCTCAATAGGCTTTGTTTTACTGCATTTAGTACATTTACGATCCATTGCTTATTCTTTTCTCTATAGCGGTTTCTCTGTATTTCTTAATATACAAAACAATTCCTTCATTGTTTTTTACAAATCGCACGGCGTGGTTTATGATAGCGGTATTGTTTACTTCTTCTATGAGAGGCACCATCTCTTGCTTACGTACCGGCTTCTTTTCACCTACAGACATATCTACTATGAGCTGGGCTATCTGGTTTCTTACTTTCAAATCTATCATAACTCTATTTGCGGTTCATTATCGTTAGGGCCTAGCGCTGCAATCTTAGGTCGTTTGCCTTCCCAGTGTATCACGCTTGCATCTTCCATAAGAGCTAACGCCTTCTCAGCGTCTTTCTTTTTGCAGTCCTCTGTATCACGTATGAAGGCTGCAGCATCACCTTTACTCTTGCCTAATATCTTGGCAGCAATACGTTGCTGGTCCTCGTCTGTCCATACTCTGGTTTTATTGTAGAACTCATCTTCTTCAAGCTCAGAGAACTGCACAAGGTCGAAGCCTCCTATCGTCATCTCTAGGCTTGGCGGCTCTATATTACGTGTGTACTCCGGTACAATCTCTGTGATGTCTTTATTGTGTTCGCTCTTCTTAGCGCTGAGTGTTGTCTCTGCTTTCTGTACCAAATAAGCCCCGAGGTGTCCTTTAGCGTTCCTGTCGTGCTTGTTTTCGTGCAGTACAACTGTTATGTGGCAATTGTATTCCGCAGTCCATTTAAGGAGCTTAGAAGCAATCATAGTAGCCTCTTCTTCATCATTCACGCCCTTAGATGCTACATCAGCAATGCCGTCAATAATCATAAACCCTATATCAGGTTCAGTTTTAAATAAGTAGTCTATAGCCGCTAAGCGCTGTGCGTTTGTGTCCACGGCTCTGAACTTAAGATACTCGAAGTTTTCATAGTTTTGTTCAGGCTGTAGTGATGCCATTTCTTGCACGCGGCGCTTGGCCTTGGCTGCATGGAAATCGCCTTGCTCTGTGTCAATATAGAATACCTTACGGCCGTCAATGTAGCCTCTGAAGTGGTCACATACCATTTCACTTGATACGGCAGCAGCAGCGATTGTACTAAGGAAGTAGCTCTTGCGGCTCTTAGCCTTACCTTGAACCAAGCTAAAATTACCGAGGGAGCCAAAAATGTACGTGTTTTGACCAAAAACCATCTCAATAGCCTTAGGAGGTTGGGAGACTTTAATAGTAGAGTCAACACGAAGGCGTTGAATAAGTGCTGCCATTTCTTCTTGTACCTCATCATCTTCTAAGTCTATATTAAAGTCATTCGTAGTATTAAGCTCATAGCGCTTGCCATAGCCTTGTTCTCGTATATCTGCAATGCTTCGATCAAAACTACCACCGTGCTCAAGTAAGGTATAGCACTGGAAGCCGTCATAAGGCATTTCAGCCTCGAATTCACTGCTTGTTGTCCAGGGCCAAAACAACTCTGTATCTTTAAATATTACACCGCTTGTCTTGCTGTCTGTCGAACCGGGGCGCAATAGATATATGTATTTACTGCTTTCTCCTACAATAGACCATCCATACCTTTGAATTATATCTAAAGCCGCGTGTGTGGCTCTAAACTCACCCCACGGCGTTTGGTCTTGCGTTTGGATGTCGCCAATGCGCTTGCTTTCTACAACTACTTCCTTTTGCATCTCATCCATTGTACGGGCTACCCGGAAAATAACGTCACGCTCTACGGGGCTGATTCGCTTCACGTTAGTTATCTTCCCGAGTATCTTATACCCTTTGCTTGGGTAGGTAACAATTTGACCGCCTCGGCCTCTTGTTTCAAAGGTCACCTCACCATCAATGTTTCGAGCAAATTTCTGGTTGCCTTCAATCTCATCGCATTTAAATATCCAATGAAAGCCACCGCCTCGTGTGGTTTGTATAATCATCTTATCTTTAAGACCAGGCGCTTCTTCTTCGAGCCTATTGCAAAAAACTTCGTATTCTTCACCTCTAAAGTGCTTGGCATCTATATCGAGGCATTGAATGCCATCAAAGCCCATCACAAGACCTATGCTATTTGTATTTTGGAAGAGGCTCTCCGCCTCTTGGAGTCCCATCGGCTCCTCGCCATACTGCTGCCAGTTCCTAATACTCGGGCGCTTTTCCCCATCAATTAATGGGATGGGGCTAAAGCCATGGGCGAGGTATTTCTTAGCTATTGCGGTTGTATTCATTTTATTCTTTTCCAGTTGTTGAGCTGTTGTGTGTGTCTCTTGGGGTCCATTGTTATGGTGCGGCGGTTGTTCAGTTCCCCCTTGCTGAAGATGTAAAACTGCTGTTGTACCCTATCGTGCAGTATAATGTAGTCCACCTCAGCATAGTAGTTGAAGTCGGCCTTTATCACCGTGTGCTGGTTGTCGGCAAACGTTCCGCTTTTCACTTGCACCGTTTTTACCTTATTATCTTTGTAGATGATAAGATCAAACGGGTTTTGATGTGTAAAGGGAAAGGCCACGGCCCAGCCGTGCTCCAATAGTAAAGCAGCTACTTGCAGCTCAGATATTGCCCCATCAGTTATGTGTGACTTCATTGATTTTGTTTAGGTAGTCATCGTATGATTTGGCTATAAAGTACACACCGCCAGCGGCATTGATTTCCTTTTCTACAAGTTTTTGGTCAGCGCTTTGGCGGTCTTTACCAATCTTCACCTCTATACCAATGAAGCGGCCATTAATGATGCCAATGATATCGGGCACACCTTTCTTTTGTACTCCAGCGCGGTACACTCCTCTCTTTTTATCATATACAGCCCCATTATTAATACGGTACGCTGCACCCTCGCGAATGTGGTACATATCCCATATGATGGCTTTCGTGAGTTCATTGGCTGTGGTATCCTTAAAGCGCTTCTTTACCAAAGCAAAGGGCGGAATATCGGGGTGCTTCTCTGCCTTGAGCTGCGTGGCCAAGGCACTAAGTTCTTTAAGATTCTTCGGTATCTGCATATTGTTTCCTTACGGCGTGTTCAATCATTCTTGAGATGTGGCTGCGGTCCATTGCGCTGAAGTAGACCTTGGCTTCTTCCCAGCATAGGGCTTTTAAATCATTCTCTGAGTATGCCATCTTCGTGCTTCTTTAATTTATCATAAAAAGTAACGTAAGCGTCAAGGGCTGCGCTTATCTCGTGCATCATATCATCGCGGAATACACGGTGAACGTGCAGCTTGCAGCTCTTTAAGCGAGGGTCATAAGATACAAAATCTAACCACTCTAGGTCTTCATTCACAACAAAGTAGTGAAGCACTTGGTATTTGTACTCGTTTGGCACCCTACCAATGCGCATATACTCGATGTGCTTTTTACTGCTCGGACACTTAATTTCAACCGCACCTTTGTACTTGCCCTCTATATTAATAAGGCCATCAGGAGATACCGCAATGAATGAATATTTATCGTGCACACAGAAGCCTATCTCATCAACTATTCTGCCCGTTGTCTCTTCATATACTCTTATGGCTTCAGGCTCATAGAGTATACCGTGGCGCATTGCATCAGAGGTAAATCCCTCAGGAATGACACCCGTGAGGCGCTCGGCAATGAGCTCATCAATAAATGGGAGGTTGTTTTTTGCGAAAACGCTCTTGGCTCTCGATCCGGTGATGACACCAAGGCGGGCTTCAAACCATTCCTTGCTGCGTTGCTGTAGTTCTAGTATTTTCATATTTAAAAAATTACAAGCATACTGTCGTGCATGCCTGGGATGTTGTCGACGTATTCGCCAAAAGTATTATAACCACAAAATTTTACACGCTTAAATAAAAAGCGAATTTCTTTTTTATTAGGTAAAATGTGCTTGTGAAAAAGAACTGTTGAAGTGCTGACCGGTAAAAGCATTACACAGATTTTGCCTTGCTTACTTTCTTCTATAGCCTTTTTAACAAAAGCCTCTTTTAGCTTTCTACTATAAGGAGGATTCACAAAGTTTCGTTGGCCCCAAGGCACTTGTAAACCGTCCCATAGTTCAATATCGTGCATTAAGGGGCAAGGGTCAAAGTCAAAATCAAACTCTTCGTTGAGCTCGTCATATAAGTATTCTGGTGTGCTCCAGTCATCTTTGTGTGCAATAGCTCGATTCTTCATTTAGTCTCTTTCTATACCGTTCTCCTTGAGGTCGCGGTTGTTTAATGCTATGATGCTGTTGCGGTTTATTTCCTTGGCTTTCTCTGCCAGTTCATTGACAGTGTGCATTGCATACCCCATCATCTTATCAAATTCTTCGTGGTTTTTTTTACTCATCTTTTTGTTCTTTAGAATCTCTATACTCATCAATCTCTTGGCGGAGCATTGCCAACTCTTCCAAGTCCATACCAAGAACAAGCTCTACATTATACTGAATCTTCGTAAGTAGTTCGGGGTCTTGTTGATCCAAGGCGTTCAATGGGTTGGCCAGGTGCTTCTCCAATTCTCTCTCAAGCTGGCTCATTAGATGCTTTACCTTTTGCTTGTAGAACTTTGTGCCCTTGAGTTCATCCATCTGCTCAAGAGATGCTTGAAGCAGTGCCACGAGCTTAATGGCCTCTTTGAATACGTTGTACTTATTTAGAACTTCACCCATCTTCTTCTCCTTTCGTATTTACGGATGAGCTGTGCGTTGTTATCCAACAGCTTCACAACATCATCATTCCATTGCGTTCTGCTTGCCGTTATCACCGTGTTTAATGTTTCCCAGCGTAGCTCAGTGATGTACTTATCGATGTAGCGCTTATGCGCCACCTTTCTAAATAGCTTTCTCATCTCTCGCTTTTTTCTCCTTATACATTTGAGTGAAGGCCGTTTTGTAGTGGTCGCGTTCAGAGGTTACCTTACGAAGTGTAGTGTTGAGCTTTTTGATTGCTCTGTTTGCTTCCTTCTCAAAAGTTTTTATATTACCCTCTAAAGCCTTTGCCTTCTTTTCTGCCTCATTCCTTAGGTGTATCTCCTGGTCAATAGCCGTGCGCATATCAATTTGCGTCATTGGTCTAAAGTTTTCGGTCTTTAAGAAGGCAGCGGCAAAATCATAAACATCACCATAGAATCTATAGGCTACCATTCTTTTTGCAGGGTCGGGATGGTAGCGCCACTTGTGTTGTTTTATGGCGTGAATCACCGTGCAATGGCTCATAGGCTGGTAAACTATAGTGCCTTCAACGCGCCTTTTAAACTTAAATAAGTTGCCTATTTGTTGCATTGAATAGATGGGTCGTAGCGCAACCATTATTGCCATACGAGCATCAACAATGTCCCTACGCCTTGAGCGCAGGGACGTGTCGATTCCAAAATTTTCATGCACTGCTTTTAAAACTTCGTGCTGGTACATATTAAAATGGTAGGTCGTCGTTTGTAGTTTCAAATGCTTGAGCTGCAGATGCTACATCTGGTTTGTTTGTTGGCACCTCTGCTGCACCTAAAGGCATCTCTTGTGATACATCAACACCTTCAAATAAAGCTGCATCTGGTGCGCTCTCATAAGATTCTAAAGTAAGGACTAAGGCTTCATTGATATAAACCGTTAGGCCTTTTCTACTGCCCATTTCATAAGCTTTAATTGTAGCACGCACTCGAAGCGTTGAGCCATTACCTATAAGACCAGTGTACAGGGTTTTTGACTTGTCCCATACCTTGATAAGGTTTTTTGTTTTAAGTCGCACCGTTGGCTGCTCGTACTTTGACTGTGTGACGTGCTCAAGAACGCGCATGTTCTCAATCGCTTTAATACTTGCCGCGTCAAGTGTCAAGTCAACTTGGTACTTTTCACTCATCTGATCGGTTCCGCTCGCTTCTGTAAGTCGAGCCCAGTTTGCTGTTCCAGTTAACACAACTGAAACGCCTTTTGCAAAATCTAAATTTGCCATATCTTTATTGTTATGTGCTGCCCCATTAATAATTATAACGCCGTGGGGCATTTACGACGTTATGCTTAGTCTTTTATGAATGTGCCGTTCTGCATCTTGCCTTTACGCTTAGCAATAACGCTGTAGGCTTCATTGATACACTCTTCAACATTAACGCCCGCGAAATAGGCAACACTCGTTAAAACAACAATGCTATCGCCTATGGCGTCTATAATTTCTTCAGTGTCTTCATTGAGCACTGCTTTAGCAAGCTCACCGGCTTCTTCATAAAATTTTATTGTTTGCGTCTTAAGGTCGCCCTTTTCATAGATGCCTTTTTCGCGAGCCCATGTTCTGATAGGGCCAAATTCATTTGATAGTTTCATAAAATTAATTTTGCTTTGATAAAAGGACCTTGACCGTCCATCTTGATTTCAACACCGTCTACTGCAGCAGCATCATTAATAATGAGCTTGCTGCTGTAGTGCTCGCATTCAACATATTCAAGCACTGCTTCTTTGTGCTCGTTGTAAACGTGTGCATTTATAAAGTGGTAAATGATATTGAATACTTCAAGACCTAACTGGTCAGCGATGTACTTAAGAAGTAAATATCCTACGAGTGCATCGTAAGGAAATCCAAGGAACAGGTCAGAGCTTCTAAAGGTCATCACCATTTGCAATGCACCACCTCGTTTAATAAAATCAAACTCAGTATAGCAGCAGGGTATTTTTTGGTCATCTAAATCTCGCGGCTGCCACAAACTAATTCTAGCGCGCCGAGATGTGTAAGGCTTGCGAAGCTCTTCTATAACATATTCTATTTGATCAGGATCGCAGCGAAGCTGGTAACCGTAGCTTTTTTCTATGTGCCCATCTTCTGCATAGCTGTCCCACCACTTTATATTGTGCTCGTGCAAGAACTCAATATCAGTGCGGCCCTCAAGCATCCAAATCCACTCAGCTACTGCCTTATCATAAAAGACTTTCTTACCTGTGATAATAGGCGGGTCGTAACGATTTGCACGCAGGCTCATATTTATTTGCGCCATTGTATTTCCGTTGCGCGTCGGCAACTGCTCGCCTCCGTAAACCACGGATTGCAGTAGGCTTTTATAGTTGTCTTCAAACTTATTCATTACCGTGCTTTTTATTGTATTCGTCAAGTGCTGAGATGTAAGCAACTGCATCAAGCATAGTATCCTCTTTCATATTATAGGCCATACGGCTTATTTTAAGAGCCACCATGCACTTATAAAAGTCTTCTGGTGTTATCTGCTTATTGCATAATTCAGACGCGACACGCGCGGCCTTAGTCATCGATTCATCGAAAGGACCGTACTGCCTTTCTTTTTCTTCACTTCGATCGTGAGCAATGTTATGTGCTTTCAGTAGTATACTCATGCAACTATTTTAAAAGTTAATACCAAAGACCCAAAGAAGGCCTTTATAAATTAGCATTGACGATAAGGCTACAAGCCCTAGAATTACATAAGCCACAACCGTGTAGCCTATGTTCTCTGCAGTGTTATACTTTTTCATACTCTTAAAGGTTATCGTTAACGAAATCGTAAAGTGCTATATAAGCGAGCTGCTGAATATTTGTAGGCATACCGAAAATATCGTGGTTTTCAAAATCAATGACTTCGCACTCAGCAATAATTTGGTAGCACTGAGAATAGTAGATGACCGCATTATCAACCTCACGGTGTATAATGTCAGTACCACCGTCTTCAGGTGTTTCAGTTGCAAACTCTTGCTCAATCGTTTCTTTGAGGTCGTCTAGAAAGACGTACTTGTTGAATGTGTCCATAATGTATTTCTTTTTGGTTACAACTAAAGTAATACAAAAATCAATACGAACGACGGCTAACGTAAAAAAAATACAGTTGCCTTATCAAGTAGGCCTAAATATCGTTTGTCTCCTGGGTGAGTATCTATTTATATATAGGGGGTGTTAACCCCATATATAGAAATAAATACGAAGACAAATAATCTTTTATTTTTATTCTTTCTTATATATATAGGAAGAAGAAAAAGAAAACTAACAGGTTTTCTGTTCGTAAGTGTGCTTTTCGTTTCATATATGAGACTAGAAAAGGGAGCCTGCAAAAGCAAACTCCCTCCTCACACAACAACAAAACAACAGCAAAGCTGCCGAATGTATTCTATTTTATTAATCGACCAGCGACACGGATAAGCACAAGCGCTAAGATAAAACCAATAGCTCCACCAATGGCTATGTTCCGCTCTTTCTTTTCCGGAACAATCTGAACCATCGGTATCTCTTTAAATATCCTAATGGTATCGGGAGGGCATTCCACATCAACCTCGATAGTGTCAAAGCTCCGTCTAATATCAACCACCACTCCATTCTTTACTACCCTAATGGTATCGACCTCTTTAATAAGTATGGTGTCTCTAAGCTCAACGCTTTGGCTTATTATGGTGGTGTCGATCCTTAGAACCGTGTCCCGAGCAAGAGCCGGGTTTTTTGCAATTGCACGCTTTAGGTGCCACGATGCACCACAGCTTGTCAGCATTAATGCTGTAACGACGACCCCTAACTTCCACAAGAGTCGCATTCCTCAGGGTTTTCTATAGAGCATTGTGGTTGCTCTTGGTTTTCTAATTCTTCAATAAAGCTGTTAAAGCTATCTTCCCAATCGTTTGCGGTGTCGCTCATTTAATAATAATCTATTTGTTTTTGTTTATCTGAATTGATAATTGACGCCCGCTTTGATTTGGAAAATCTCGCGGTCCCAGTATTTCATATACTCGCCTTCTGCAAATATACCCCAACGCAACCCAATTTTGTAGCCTAACACGCCACCAAATGTGAAATCGGTCCATTGGTTTCCATCAACAAAATTGTTGTAGGAAAAACCCTCATTGCCTAAAATATGATTGTGCCACGGCATCACACTCCCCCACGAATGAATCCAAAAATTTTCCGTGTAATGATAATAATCGACACCAGCAATTGCGGATAATGAACCAAGCGCACCAACCTCATCAAAACGGGCTTTGTTGTAATCATTAACGATGCCGCCATAAATGTATCGGCGGAAATCCGCATCAGTGTCCGCAACGCGCTCACCATCCTTGATCCAGTACCAATCAAAATTGTCAACC